ATGGAGGACGTAAATGGAAAATACAAAAGAAAGAAAAAATCGAAATGGCCGCAGGCGAAGAAATACATCTGTATCGAAAGTATACAGTATATGTAGATCCAGGTAAGATAACTGAATTGGGAGGAGCATCTGATTACTTCCCAGGTTGTTATCGTAACGTTTTCCGTATAATGGGTAAACCTAGTCATGGAGCAGGTACAGCAGTTGCTACTCTAGGAATAACTGAAACATTGGTTGACATTTTGTTATATTCCAGAAAGATAACATATGTTCAAGAAGACGTTGGTGTTGTTCAGGCTACCAAACAATTAAGCAATACTGGATTCGGTACACCTACTGACTTCGTTGCCACTGAATGTGATGCTCCTTCGGTGGCCCCCTTTTCTGATGGATAATAAAAAGTTTATTGACCTGGAAGTCTATTCATTAATCGATGAACGGATACTCGTCGTCTAACTCCAAAACTTGGACTTAAATCAAAAATAGCTCCATCCGGAACATTAGTAGTAAAAATCTTCTTGGTTCCACTAGGGATCCTTGCTACTCCATATCTTATATGGATACTTCTATCTAGATCAAAGTCAGTCAAATGTATCTGAGCAGATACAGGCATATGTGTAAATGACATATCGTCAAATACAATTCCATCATGAATATTCTTATTAAAATTTCTTAAATCATCTAAATGTGAAACCAGTAGCGCCCTTCCAACCCAGGCAAGGGCGAATTGCGTTTTGCCAATTCCCGGCTCACCCCACAAAATAATAGACTTATCTTCAATAGCCGTTAAAGGCCATTTCCACTCCGCAGGAAAACTATCCAATTCAAAACGTGCTGTTGTAACTGGAGGATTGATTAACGCCCGGTATGCCTCAAAACCTTGTCGGTACCTGATCCAAGATCCAAAGTGTCTTTCAGCAATAGCTCTATCCGATTCTCCATCTTGAATCATTGTTCTTATTGCTTCTAAATCAGTTCTTCTCCCTTCATTATTATCCGGTCTAATACGTCCAAATTCCACAAACGTTGGATTATCATCTTTTGAGCAGTATGTGCGATTCTCGCTTCCTGTCCCTCTTGCCCGTTCCCCATGGATTCGGGCACCAATGAAACGCTTCACATGACTCAGCCTCACTGCCGAAGAGAATTCTGCATAACCTTGCAGGTGCGGTGTCCCTTCTCGCCCTTCTTCTTCGCTCCAACAATAATACGTTATTCTTGATTCTATTAGGTCTATTGCGTGTTCGAGGACTACTAGTTCTATTGGTGTCCAATTGTTCAAAGTCCAACACCATCTTCTACTTGTCATTCAATTATAAAATGAACAAAACAATCACGACCAAACCAACCCATGCAACAAGTGGCCCAAAAATAAAGGGGGGCCACCGTATTAATCCAAAACGCAACAGGGTTAGGGTTAGGGTTAGGGGTTAGGGTTAGGGTTAGGGGTTAGGGTTTTATCTTAACCTATATACTATCCCGATGTTAGGGGGCGGATTAGGGCCTTTAGGCCCTAGTGCGCGAGCAGGGCCTTTAGGCCATGCGATTCTACCTCCTGCCCGAAAATAGAGCTAAAGGCGGACCTTGTCACAAGGTCCTAGTATTACCTTTAGCTCACCTTGTGTCGTGACAAAAAAAATATCTAGCGGCTCTTAATCACTTTAAAATCAAAATAAATGTATGGTACAGTCGCACGACGTGATCCTGGAACGGTCGATCATGCTTTCCGGGTTATTAGACAAGTTGACCTTAAGGATGTTGCTAAGTTTGCTGGTGGTGTTGGGACCGCTGTTGCTGTTAACATTGCTCGTGCTCTTGGTTCGTCTAATGTAAGCGGTGGAGTCCAGCCATATAAGTCTAATCTCACCAAATATGGATCAAAAAAAAGATCTATGCCAAGTGGATCACGATCCAAATCTAAGCGACCCCGGAAAGATTCGTTGACATATAATCGTAACGCTACATTTGCTAAACATACAAGTAAAAAACGCCCTTCTAAGAAGAAGAAGTTGAATACACAGAAGTTTACAAAAAAGCAAGTTAAATCGATTCGAAATATAATTCGGAAGACAAATTATATTAAGATCAAAGATCAAGAACGTAATGTAATGGATCAGATCGCCTCTGCCAAAAACAAAGTAGCCTGGATTGGTTTTGAGCAACTCCAAAGAACTAACTTAGATGCCCGTCTAACATACATACGTGCCGGCGTTAATGATGCCGGAACTATTCAAGTTAATGAAGCAATTGAATTGAATAAAACTGGCCGTCATGGAAAGAAGGCCAAGTTTGTCGATACGTTCCATTATCACTTAAAAAACAATACGAACAGTTCATGTAGTATTGTTTTGTATGGATTTAGATGCAATCACTATACTACTTTCACCCCTGAAGACGAAATCGATGAACTGAGGAAATCTAATTTTACAGACGAGTCTGTGATTAGTAAGGAGGACGATTTTAATCAGTATTGGTCTATGAACAATACTAGTAATGGAGGACGTAAATGGAAAATACAAAAGAAAGAAAAAATCGAAATGGCCGCAGGCGAAGAAATACATCTGTATCGAAAGTATACAGTATATGTAGATC